CTTTGAAGGCAGACATTGTGCTATCTAGCAACCCGCCAATCGCCAGCCCTTCAAGACTGTTTTTCAGCCGGCCGCGCAGGCGCTCCTCAGCGTCAGCATCTGCACCGACCTCGCTATCCAGATAGTTGATGACGTCATTCTCGAGGCCCATGCTTTTGAGGAACGTGCTGAGGTTGCCGTCTTCCGGGTCGAACAGCGCATCAGCAAAACCACCCCTTGCCATGTTTCTGGCCATACCAGCGCCCCGGATAGGAGCCGCAGCAAAGCCGGCAGCAAACTGCACCAGCCCACGGCCGATGTTCTCGACCACACTATCACCACGGGGCACCTCGGGAAGCTGTAGGCCGGTGTAGCCCTCCGGCTTCTCCTGCTGCCAGCTCAGGCCGTCTGGCCCATAGGTGATGTAGCCAAGCGGGACTTTACTCTCGAGCAGGTCGGCCAGCTCGCCGGTCAGGTCCAGAAAGCCCTGTCCTGCGTCCCTGACGCCTCCTAGAACGGCACGACCAGCCGCTGCCCCGGTATCCACTATGTTTTCACCGAGGATGCTCATATCCTCTGCAAACGTCCTTACAGGCTGTTCCGATATCATCATCATGTCGTCAGGCGACATCATGAGGTCCACGCCTTGGTCAGTGATGCTGACATCGTACTGCGTAGAACGTCTGAATTCGTGTGATTGCCGGCGGGCTTCTAGTAGGTCTGTCATTGTGCTACGTCCCGAGCTTCTTCAAGTTTCTTCTTCCAGCCCTTGAGCTGCCCATCGTTGTAGACCCGCAGCTTGGAAGGCCGGTTTTTCTTCTTCATGGAAAGCAGGCCATCGATAAAGAAGATGGCGCCGTTGAAGTCACCTTCGGTCAGGTCAATCGGGAAGTCATCTGTGCCCGCGTTGTTGAAGGCCGTGATGATTTGGTTGCCGGTGTCGAGGGTCATCTGGTTGAGCTTGCCGGTCATCTCGACATCGTTCTCTTCGAGCAGCGTCTTGGCCTCTGCCAGCGCATCGAAGTTGCGCCCCTCTTTACGGGCCTGCGTCAGCCGCAGCTCTAGCTCACCTTTCAGCCGGCCGAAAAGCTGATACCGGGCATAGTTCTTGTCGTCCTTGGCAATCGTCTGGATATCGACCGGGATTTCCATCGCACCACGCAGCCAGTTGGCCGCCGCCTGATATTCGTCATCCTCGTACTTTTGAGCCTGCTCGCTGTAGAACTTGCGGTCCTTGTTGCTGAGCATGTCGAAGTGTTCAGCCACATCGCCGAAAGAGATGTTGGTGCCAAGGTTGTTGAGGAAGGCAACGCTGTCAGGGTCGGACTGTGTCCGGCGCTCGCCGGCCTCGGTGTATTTGGTTGTTAGCTCGGCAGCCTTCTCCGGGTTGGTCTGGTCGATGATGGCAATCTGCACCTCAAAGGCCTCAGTGTCGCCGACCAGCATCGCCCGCATGGCAGCACCGATTGCGCCATTCTCGGTCTCTTGTGCTACGCCGTCCCTGTTCTGTTCTTCGTTCTCTTCAAAGTTGATGATTTCAGAGCGGCGCTTGCGAAGCTCTTGGGCAATGTCGGTGTTAGACATGCCTTGGCTCTTCAGCATCTTTACCGCGAGCTGCATGCCATCGCTCAAGCCGCTCAGGTTGTTGCCCTGCACCTTCTTAATGACATCGACCGGGTCATCTGCGGAGAAGGCCCCATCGGTCAGGACCTGTAAGGCAGCGCCTTTCTCGACATCGTCCATGCCATCCTGAAAGTTCTTTATCTCGGAGCCGCTGAGGAACGACACACTCTTTTGTGTCTGTGACTGCCGTGCCCGGGTAATCAGGTCCTCGCCATTCTTGCTGGTGATGAGGTCGGCAATGGTGCTGACCGTGAATGTCTCGTTGTGATTGTTGCGGAAGGATGTCTCGAGCTTGGCGTTCTCTTCTTTGACATACGCCTCGAGGTAGCTGGACCATTTGTTGTTGGCGACAATCGCCTGCTGAGCGCGGAAGCTCCGGGCAAGGGCAGGGGAAGTGTTGTCCAGTGTCGAGCCGTAGCCGGCAATGATGGTGTCCATGACCAGCCCAAAGGACTGCGGGCTAAAGTCTTGGATGCCAAGCTGCTGCTTGTAGAGGTCTAAGGTTTCCTGCGACAGGTTAGGGTTGGTGAGCACCGTGTCGAAGATGCCGGCAACCTCAGTCATGCGAGTGTTTGCTAGCGCAGTGATTTCATCCGAGGCAACAGACAGCGCGGCCTTGCGGACAGCCCGGCCATAGACCGAGCTCTGGTCACCGGGCAGCTCAATCTCTTCACCGCGCTGGTAGGCCTCATCAATCTGCTTCTGTGTCGGCGCATTCATGGCGCCATACTCGGCGCCCTCAATCTGAGCCTTCTGCTCGGACATCTGCAAGAAGTAGCTGCTCATGCTATCGAGGCTGCGAGCGATACCGGCATAGCCACGGGCTGCCGCTGCCGGCCCCTCAAAGCTGACCTTCGGCACCCGGAGTGCCATGCCCTGTCGTCTGTATCTTACCTGCTCTGCCATCGATTAGTCCCCGAACAAAGAGAAGCCAAAGCCACCGGGGTTGGTGCCATAGACCTGACCAGCGCTACCAATACCTTGGCCAATGGTGATGAAGGCCTGTGCTCTCGCGGCCCTTTTCGTATTGAAGGCAGCCGTGCGGAGCTGCCCGGCCTGATACTCGGCCATCTTCTTGGCAATGGTCGCGTTATCGCGGGCAATGGTGAATTCGTTGACGCCCTCGCGCATGTTCAACCGGCTAATCAAATCCTGAGAAGAACCGCTGGTAAGCGGGTCCATGTTGCCGGCGGCTGCACGGGCAGTGTTAGCTGCCATGACCCGTTCAAGCTGCTCGAGACTGTTGTTGGCCTCTTGCTGGTACTCAACAGCCTGCACCCGCCCTTGGAGCTCTGCCTGAGCCGCCTGAGCCTGATACTGGTACGCCTGAGCCTTTGCGGCGTTCATCTGCGCCTGTGCGCTTGCTACGCTCGTTACGGCCGATAATACGGCTAGTTCCATACCTGACATGCTATTGCCCCACGCTAATCTTGTAGTCCAGCGCCAAGACAGTGAAGAACACCGGCTTGTTCTGGCTTATGGTTATCTGTGCGTCCCGGTCGAAGCCGAGGAAGCCTTGCGTCTTCTTGACGCCAGTGAAGGTCGAAACGCCGCCAGAGCCCGATAGGGGCAATGTCTGCAACGGCACCTCGCGTCCGTTCAGTGTGATGTTCTGTGCGCGGTACAGGACCGGGCTCACCTCGAGGATGCGCCGGCGCTGTCCCTGCACGGCACCGCTCGACAGGCGAGGCTCGAATGGCTGGGTCCTGACTGTGACGGTGTAGTCCAGCCCGACCTCAGCGTAGCTGGTAGGCACACCGCCCATGGTGACGTTGCCTGAGCTGTCTACCGTGTCGTCCGGGTCCACAATGTCATCGCGGATGACCTTGACCGTTTCACCCTGAAGATGAGACAGGCCACCTGCCGTTGTGTTGGTGGGCAGGGCTTGGTCCGGCGATGCCGGGCTGCTGTAGTACTGAATGGCGCTGTCGGTGGTGCGGTCATCATCGAAGAGCTCGACATAGTACTTTGTGCTGCTGTTGACGGTGCGCTTCACAACCACATAGATGTCATCAAGGTCCACGCCCACATCGATGAAGTCGCCGTCTGTCGTAAAGCTAGACGGGGCCACAATCTGCTGTGGCCGGTTGAGCATGAACGCAGCAATGGTGCCGGTGAAGCCTGCGCTCTCAGGGCGATACCCGGATGAGCTGGAGCCGTTCACAATCAGCAGCAGGTCACCCTCGGTCGTATCGGTAGCAGCACGCAGAGCCATCCGCTTGGGGTCAACAATCATGTGGGATGAGAGCAACGAAATATTGTTGGCCACATAGGACAACTCTACGTCAGAAAACAGCATCTCTCGCAGAGCCTTGCCCTGACGCTGTATGAACAGAGTGCCGCCCTCAGCCGCCTGCGGCCGGAGGCCCACCTTGGAGCCCCGGCGGGTCGCTGACTTGACCGTGATGTTGGCCGGCGTAATCGGGTCGAGGTCTGCCTGCGGGACGAAGAACTCAGCCCCGGATGTGAATATCTGCAAGTCGCGGCCAGAGCGGATGGCGTTGATGGCGTTGACGCTATCTGTGGTCAGCTCGACAAGGATGGCATCATCATCCAAAGCCTCTGCCGCCTTGAAGTTGAAGAAGTCGGTCACCTTCGAGCCGAACAGCGTAGAAGGCAAAGAGGCGCTGCCACCAAAGTACAGCCGGCCTTCATGGAACGTACAGCAACGCGGCCAGCCCCGGGAGTTAGACCAAGCATTCTCATAGCCGGTCTCCAGCTCCCAATCTCCATTAGGGATTGCTGCGTCTGCCTCAAAGAACGGGATTTCGACAACAGCCTCAACCTCGGTCCCGCTGTTGCGTTTGATGATGCGGGCCCGGCCAAAGCCGTTTGTCACGTTGATATACTGGTCTACATGCGAGCTGGTGAAGACGCTAGAGCTGCCTGTAATCGTTACCGTGCCGTCTACGCCATCGGGTGTGATAGTGCCGGACGGGTTAGACGAGCTGATAGAGAAAGCGACCTTGGGCACGGTCAGGCTGAGAGCTGACGCGGTCCATGTCGTGTTGCTGGCGCCGCGCACCAGTTTGAAAGGGGCAAAGTTTTCATGGGTGATGACCAGCGTGTCGGCGCTCTGTGTGAAATAGAGCTTGTCCATGTCAAAGGTCGAAACGCTGTAGAGGGTGCCCACAGAATAATCGAGATAGTCGTTTCCGCTGCCGTTGATGTTGGTCAGCAGGGCGCCGGCCGCAAAGAACCTGAAGCGGATGGTGGTGCCATTGTTGAAAGCCGAAGCGACAATCATAAAGTTCTGCGTGGTGCTGAACTCAAACGGGATGAGCATGACGCCGTCATCAGGATTGTCGGCCGTGATGTCGAGCAGGAACTTGAGCCCGGGACGCCGGCTGAAGCCACCCTGTGGCTCGAACAGGACGTTGTCGGCCACATCGACCGAGCTATAGTACTGCTGCAAATCGATACGCCCCCGGAGTAGGGGGTCGAGCTCACCGACAGTAAAGTTTGCTTGATACTGCTGTATTCTGCTCATCGTACATCCGTCAGCAAGTAGTCACCCACAACTGACGGTGTCTGGCCGCCAGCATCGATATTGGCAGCCTGTCTGAAATAACCTCCCCTCAAGCCTTCTGAAGGGATGCCAAGAGCGATAGTGCGCCAATACTCCGACTTTTGTGTCTGGTCAGTGATGACCTCGGCGAGGTGCCAAGCCATCTGGTATGCCATCAGCGTCACGAAATAGGTGGGCATGTTGCCCTCGCTGACAGACTTTTGATAATCGATGTGTATCTCTGTCGCGTCCGTCATCAGTACGGCGCCACCTTGTGAGGACTGAGCTATCTCCCAGAACTTGAACAAGAGGCCGCCAGCCGCTGATGTGGTGCGGACAGCACGGGGGACACCAAGCACCATGTCATTGGGCAGCAGGTACTGGTACGTCCATTCGTTGTTTGGCGTGGTGGTGTCGCGGACAAGCTCCTTCTTGGCAACCGTGAAGGACCAAGGGTACATGCCCAGCGTGGTCTGTTTGACCTCGGTGTAGATTGTATTGCAGGCAGCCGCAGCCGGGGTGCCATCGCTAAAAGACGTAATGGCCTCAGCTCCGAGAAGAAGCAGGGCCTTGTTACAAATGCTTACATCGGTATCGCCAACAGCCATCTACACCTCCAAAGAGAAGAGGGGGCGGTTTCCCGCCCCACTCGATTAGTCGCTGTCGGTCTGGGCAATGGTTGTGCCGTCTGAGACATCGACCACACCTGATGCGTTTGACACAACAGTGTGGATGGATGACGCCAGCGTACCGCCAGTGCTTGTCACCGAGATGATGATATCACCAACCGCAACATCGTCAGACACATCGTTGAAGTATGCCGCTGTGTTAACAGTGGCCACAGTGTCTGTGGTTGTGTAGGTGAACATCTGGGGAGCCGTACCCTTCTTAGAGTGACCCCCGATTGGGTTCCAACCTGCTCTTGCAAATGCCATTAGTCAGCCTCCTTTAGCTCTCATCCATGACTACATCGATGATGCCATTGGTATCGATGGCGCCAGCTCCCATCGACAGCATTGCTGTGATGAGGAACGATGTTTTCTCAGGGATGTAGTTGATTTCCGTCTTAGGAGCGATGCCGACAGCACAGCCAAGGGCTGACTTGTGGAAAGCAAACCCAGTACGGTCATTGGATGACTTAGGCAAGCCACCCTCATCTCGGTCTCCAATAACATGGAAGGTGAAGCCCATCATGGTCCCCACTTGGCCCGAGACTAAGGCCTGAATGGTCTGGAAGTCGCTCGATACGGCACGTTCATCACCGAGCAGCCCAGCCAAGTTATTGGCGTGGATTACGAAGTGACGGTCAGTGGCCGGCACGTTTGCGGCATCCAGCAGCTTCTTCGCCTCAATAATCTTACCGACATTGAGGTTCGAGGATGTGGCAGAGCCAGATGTGACAACAGTCTTAGCAACGGTGCCGCCAGCAGAAGCGCTGTTAAGGGCATCGATGATAATCTGGTCCTCACGGCGGCCGATTGCGTTTCCAACCAGTTGAGCCAGCTCTTGACGCTCGTCAAAGTTGACCTTGGCTTGGTTGAACACATCCGAGTACTCGGCAGCGATATAGTCAGTAAGGCTGACGGAAACCTGCGAGAACTCGCCGTTGATAGGCACGACATCGGTTTGGGGCGAGCGAACAGACGCTTGGCCCTTACCAACTTTAGGGAATTTTACGGTGTCCCCTACAACACCAGTACGCATGCGAGCAGCACCACGAAGCTGTGCAGCGCCCTGATAGGCCTGATGCACTTCTGCTTCAAAGAGCTGTACGAATGCTGGGGAAAGGTTCGTAGACATTCTTCACTCCTCTGAACCGTTACAAAACTTGCGCCTTGATAGGTTGTCGGGGAGTGCCCCGGCCTCTGGCTTCGCTGAACGTCAGCGCCCGGTGGATTTCTCCACGCCAGACCGGCCCGGTTGGGTTATCAGTCACTTACAGGAATACACTACAAGCTGTAGCTTGTAAAGTATGCAGACACATCATCTGGTTCTTGTACAAAAAAGACGGGGGCCGGAGCCCCCTAGTGACGGGGAGGTCAGCCGTATCTTTTCTGGAATTCTGCTTCGACCTGCCGGGTGTAGTTCATGTCTGAACCATACCGGGGGTCAGCCATCTTGGACTGCATCGAAGCCTTGAAATCGTCCTCGGACATGCCGGCTTCGGCAACATCGGCAATCGGTATCTGGGACATGTCGCCGGTCATAGACCGGACCTTCTGCATGAGGCGCTGGCCTACAGCCGTGCCGCCCCAGACGTTCAGCTCATCGCGCTCCTCGGATGAGATGATGCCTTTGCGTTCTAAGCCGTCTGCCCAGTTGACATTCGACTTGATGATTTCGTCTGCGTTCTGACCAAGGGCTGCCCGCTCTTGCTCATAGTTGGCCTGCATCTCTGCGCCGTTCTCGACAGCCAAGCTGGTGATTGTACCGGCCAGCTCGTCAAAGGCGGCTTGGTTCACGCCGTACTTTTGTGCCCACCCGAGGTAGGCGCCCACAATCGGGTCTTCCATGTCGTAGCCGGCTTCGGTCAAAACTCCGGTGTCATACTCTTCGGGCGCCTTGTGCTTGCCCTGACTGAACTGCTTTTGCAGCTCTTCGTATGACTTCACAATGTTCTCTAGGTCCGGGCCTTCCTTCTCGTCCCAGAATTTCTCCGGGAACCAATCAGGCCTTTCGTAGATGCCGTCCTCATCCTCGACCTCAGCCTGCTCGGCGTCCTCGGCGAGGTGCGAGATGTTCTGCTCCTCTGCATTCGCTTCATCCTCAGCGAGCGCTGCGGCGGCCATCAGACCATCAGGAGCCGGCGCATCTGCCGGTTGTTCCTGCGTCTGCTGGTTATCGTCAACTTGGCTCATTTGCTCTCCTAATTCGTTGCTCTATCTCACGCACAATACTGTTCTGGCCCTCCCGTGCGTAACCAAAGGAAGGCTCAGCACCCGGCACCCATGCCGGCTGTTCGATGGTTATGGACCGTAAATGCTCGAGCACCTTCTTGCCGGCTTCGGTGGAGAAGCAGCGCTGGAACTGGATGTCCATGTCGCGCTGCAAATCCATGTTCTTCAGCCGGATGGGCTCTATAGTCGCATCGACCCCATCCCACCCGGGGTCGTTGATGCTTCTAATCTTTTCAGCTTGGCTCATTGTTGTTCACCTTCTTGCGGCGGCTGCATGGCGCCCTGAGCTTCCATGGCCTGCTGTGCCGCCTGTATCATCTGCTGCTGCATTGCCTGCCGTTCCTGCGGCGTTGTACGCAGCTCTGCCGGGATGCCGAGCTGGTCGGCAATATAATCACCGACAGCTTCCATCCTCAGCAGCATCTGCCCTTGCGGGCCGAAAGCCTGAGACATCTGCATGAACTGCATAATCTCGTTTACTTTCTCCATGTTGTTCGCCATGGCCAGCGGGCTGACCGGCGTCACCTTGACCTGCAAACCGTTCACCTTCAGCGGCAGCTCAATCATGCCCATCTCGTCCATGAGCTCTAGTGTGCGGCGCACAATCGGGTGCATCGTTTCACCGATGAGGCGACCGAAGGCGCTGCCAAGGTTCTGGGCTAGGTCAGACAGGCGGGCATTGATTTCCGTAGCCGACCGGGCGCTCATGTTGTCCGGGGTCAGGCCCTCATCGAGGAGGGTCTTCTTGATGTTCGCTCGCAGGTCATTCGACACAATCTGCGAGAGGTTGGCATCCCCAGACCTCGGCAATGGGGCAAGGGAGGGACCCCTCGGACCGCCGTTGGAGGAAACGCCTATGACTGCGCCGGGTACGATGCTGATAGTCTGGGGATTGAGGACGCCATCATCTACAGCGGTGAATACACCACCAATCGAAATGCTGGCGTTTTTGAGCGTTAGCTCAACAACCTTGTTTAAAGTTTTGATATCTGGGAGACAATATAAAACCGGACCTCTTCCGTAACGCTCATTCGATGCCTTCATGTACCGGCTGACGACAAACGGGAAGGATTTCAGATTGCGGTGCACAATCTTGTAGTCCTCTTCCATGGTCATCAGGCAATAGTGGATGTTGCCATGCTCGGTGTATGTCGCCTCGAGGAGCTCTACCTGCTCGGTCGGGTCTTCCTGATACTTGCGGACCAGCTCGTCCGGGATGTCGGCATCCGGCCATTCGCGCTCGATGACGCGGAACGGGCGTTTGAACTTACGATAGACCGTATCCACGTTGCCATTCGGGCCTTCCTCGAAGGTCACATGGTAGCTCGGGATAGCGGTGTAGCGGATAGGCGTGACCTCATCACCGGGCTGGATGAGCATGACAGCCGTGCCCACAGCCAAGTCCAGAAGGAACTCGCCCATGGCTAGGTCAAATCCCGATTGGTTCATAATCGAGAACATGCGGTCAGCGTAGAAGTCCAGAACCTGCTGGGTTTCTACCTCGCGCTCTTTCGGGATTTCGTTGCCCGGCTGCAACCGGCACCAAGGCCGCTGCGGAGGAAACAGAGAAGACTGAATGCGGTTAGCAAACCGGGCTGTGCTGTGGATAGCGGTGCTGTCGAACACCCGCTTCATCTTGTTTTGGCCGGGCGTGTTCTGCTCGTAGTAACCATCATACAGGTTACGCATCGGCAAGGCGTACTCATACGCCTCCTCATAAATAGCCCGCCATTGTTCCTTGTGGGTCTGAGCCTTCTTGTAACGCTTTTTCAGCTCTTGGGTAGGTAGCTCAGCCATTTACGCCTTCTTGTGTCTATTCGCAAAGTTTCGAGCCGCCTCGACACTCCCAAAACCCCAAGCCTTCAAGGCCAGAGCTTTGCGGGTGGGGCGACCCTTGTCATCCTTCATCGGGCCTTTCATGCCGGCGAACCTAGCGGCAAAAGAAACCCTGCGAGGTGAGGTTCCCGATGACAAGGGCCGCTGTAAGTTGCCGCCCTCTTTCCGCTCGAAGTGACGCCGGCCGGCCTCATTCAGGCCGCCTTCCGGGTTCTGGTGGCGCTTAGCTACCATACCCTTCAGCCTTCTTCTTCTTCTTCCCCACCTTCTTCATCGCCGCCTTCCGCAGCTTGCCCATCTTGCTGTCCATCTTCTTGGACATCGGACCTTTGGCTCCTTTTGGACCGTACATCATCAGCCTCCGTATGCTTCGGGTTTCGTCTATAGGTTCGCATGCTAACCCCTCGGGTTACGACCTGCGCCCAGTGTGTTGCTCAAAGCAGTGGTGGCAACATCGCGGTCGCGTGATGCATCACCGTAAACACCCGGCGCCATCAGCATCCGGCTGCCGCCAGTGCGGCGTGAAGAAACGCGGGCAGCCATACGACGGCGGCTTGACGCCTCGTCCCTTGCAACTTTCTCTTCGCGCTTCTGAATGTTTTCCTCAATCGCCGGGTCAGGCGGTGGGGGAGCTTTCGGTTTAGAAAAAATGCCACCCATTAGAACATCCTCGCATACATCCAATAGTCAGAACCGTCCGGGCCGTATTTTTGCAACAACCCCTCACGTTTAAAATAACATCGCTGGGCCCAACGGTCTGCTCGTTCATTTCGCGTATGAACCGTGAATTGTAGCCGTTTGATTTGCATTTCGTTTGCAGCGTACTCAAAAAACCGAAGTGAGGCCCGGTGCATGGCAATGGTCTTCCGGTCGATTTTTCCCGAGGGGATGAGCCAAGCCTCACCCACTCCGGGCCATAATTGGAAGAGACCGAACATGGCGTATATCTCTCCATCGCCGATTGCCGTATAGGCGTGGCCGCCATCGGCGTAGGCTTGCAGGTAGTCCTTGTAGCCCTCGAAGAGCTCGAGGTTTGCCCGGTCGAATTCGTTCAGGTCACAGATGTAGAGGTGCGCCGGCTGCCAGTGCACAATCTTGTGCCGGGGGTAGTCCATCCGCATTACGTCATTCAAGACATCAAGAGAAAACGTCAAAGTCCAATACCCTCGCATTTGCTGGCCGGCCCATACGGTTGGGGCTCTTGGTCATGATTTTGTGCTCAGAGCCCAGCAGGCAGTAGCCGGCGGCATCCCCAACGTGGGAATGCTCGTTCTTGTTGGGGGTGTCGCGGAACCGTTCATGGCCGGCGCCGACCGCAACCCGCTTGAAGTGATAGCCACCGGCTAGCGCTTTGCGGAGCCGGACGCATTTACGGTCAATCATGAAACCGGGCTTGCCATCAATGAGCCTGCCCATGGGGATGGCCAAGGCCTCTCGCCGGGTGCGGAATTCGTTAGTGGCGGTAGGCCGGGCCAAGATGCCGTGTGTCTTGAGATGGTCGAAGGCAGTGGTCTCGAATATCTGGTCGCGCTGCGTACCGGCCGGGTCACCCCATGTCAGGGTTTCCATCCGGGGGAACCGCGCCTCCAGCTCGCTCTTGAGCTGATGACAGAAGCGCTCGAGGCCCATATCGAAGGTGACCAGCTCATGCAGGACATTCCAGCGCCCGCTGCCGAGCTTCTGGGCAAACACCGCCGCCGGGGTCAAACCAAAGTCGAGGCCGATATGGAGCGGCACATTCGGGTCTACCTCGAGGTCACCACACATCATGCTGTCGTTATACTCGGGCCAGACAGGCTTGCCCTCTTGGACAAAGGTATACTTGCCCTCAGCGTAACAGCGTATCCAATCGAGGTTCTTGCCGCCGAGGAGCTGGTCATAGTAGCCGGCAGGCAGGTTCTTCAGGTTCTCGGCCTTGGGGTTCGTCATCCACCACCGGCCGGCCTGATGGGTATATCCCTGAGCCTCGGGCATGTCGGCGGGCAGGTCAGCAATATCAACATCGATGACACCGCCGGGCTGACGGAAGAAGTCCCACTTGAACCGGCCGCCGGGCTTCTCCTTCTCAGCCAGACGATAATACCAGTGGTCATCGTCCATGGGGTTCGTATCGAGGATAACACCCCGCCAGCTAGGCCCGCCATCAGCCTTGGTCGGATAACGGCCTACGCGGTGCGTCAGGCCATCCACCACAGCTTTCGGGAGCTCCCTGCATTCGTTTACCCACGCCCCGGTCAATTCCAAAGACAACAACTTCCGCGTATCCTTGGGGTCATCAAGCGCCAGAAAAATCACCTCCATATCGATGCCCGCAGCCCCGTCACGCGGCGGCAGCTTGATGTGGTGGGTAATCGGCGGCGAATACTTTACCGGGCCCCAGACATTTTCAGGCAGAAGCTCCAGCCAAGTCTTCAGCGTAGTCGTCCGCAGCATCGGGTGCGTGTTACGAACAATCGCCCAGCGGCTATACTTGATGCCATCCCGGGGCGAAGGCTTCTGCTCCACAGCCCGCCGGAATATCTCAGCACAGCAGGCATAGCTCTTCCCGCTGCCCACCGGGCCCATGATGCCCCGCACAAAGGCATCACTCTTGAAGAACTGCGCTACAGTCGGCGAAGAGCTGAAATCAAGTTTCAGACCCGCCGGTATCGTCTTTTCCGTCATCTGGCATCACCATCTCAATGTTCACAATGCTCGGCTTGTCGCCGACCTTTTCCGTTTCAAGCAGGCCGGCACTCTTCGCCAGCATCTGCAACACCCGGACCTTATCAATCATCTCAACCTCGACTTGGTCACCGTTCCTAGTCGGCGTGACCTTAATCTTTTTGATGGCCGTCAATGCATGCTCCGGAATGTCTTCCAATTCCTTCAGCGTCACCGTCCCGCCCTGTATGTCCACGACATCAGTTATCTTGGACGAACCAAGACGCAGCAGCTCCTGAGCCAGCGCATCCCGGTTGTCGTAGATAATCTCAGAGCCCTTCAAGCGCTTCTGGATATCGCCCATGGCAAACCGCCCGGGCTGGGGCACCCGCTTCTTACTCATTGCCACGGGTTACCCTGCGGAGCCGGCTCAGGCTCCTTCTGACGGTCATCCTCAAACAACCGCAGCCATACCTCACCATCCTTGTTGGGCAAGGGCAGAACATCGAGCTTGATGCCCGTTATCTTCCCGTCCTCCTCAAAGGCAGTCCCTATCCGAGCCCAGTACGGCTTGTCCCGTCCCGGAATGTCCTTCGCCTGACTGACGTTCATGCGCTTCTTCATGGCTTTTTCCTTTCATGTTTTTTGCCAAAATATTTTTGTGAGACACCCCCTATAGCGTGGCAGGGGGAGGGGGCCCATGGGTCGCCTTTCGGCGCCCGGCCTGACGGACAGATGCCCGTGTACAACACGCAGCCGACCGTCTGGACTTTGTACATCATGGCATCCTCATCTTGCTGGCTAGCTGCTTGACCATGTCCTGTGCGTCCTTGGGCTTGTCCTGCTTCTCTTTGCGGCTGATGAAGTACTGCAAGCTGCTGGGTGGCTGCTTGTTCTTCTTCAGCATCCAATCGAGCAGGCTCTCCGCGTCCGAGATGAATGTCTCATGCGTGTACCCGAGCTCGAGAAGCTGCCGGGCGAGCTGCTCCTGCCGAAGGTCATGCCTGAAGCCTCGACCCCAGCGGCTGTTCACCGCGTGTGTGTAGGCTATGCACAGCCTTCTACAATCAACCTCATTTATATCTTTATCTATAGTTCTAGTAGTAGAGTTATTTACAAGCTGCACCTTGTTTTCTTGCACAAGCTGGGGCTTGTATTTGTCATTCTCTTCTACAAGCTGGGGCTTGTGTGACGCGGAGTTATCCACAGGCTTCTCTTGTCTCTTTGCCCGGGTCTGTTGTCCCTTTGCGCCCTTGGCTGCTTCCTCGATTGTTTGCTGTGCGATGGCCTGCTCTTCTTCCTCAGTCTTTGGCATTGCATCTGCCACGGCCTTGACCTCGTCATAGCTCATTGTCGGGTCGAAGCAGACGCGCCAGAGGGCGCCCTTCTTGCCGTACTTACGTCTGACGTCTTGGTTGCGGAGCTTCTCGATGTATCCCCATTCCATGAGCTTACGCATGTGCTGAGAGACAGCCTGCTGGCTTATCTCCATGTCACGGGCGATGGTGCTCTGATTGACCCAGAACAGGGCTGTGTAGCCGCTAGCGTGGCTACAGCAGTACGCGAAGACAAAGAAGGTCATCGGGAACCTGACGAACCTTGTGTCCCGTGTAGCGCGGCCGGGCAGGGTTGCGATGGCAGACGGGGATTGTCCGTTGCCGTGCCCTTCCGGTGCGTCCCTGATTGGGTCTGGCGTGAGCTTACTCTTCTGCATCTTCTTCTTCGATATCGACCCAGCCACGGCCGTAGCAGACCGGGCATTCGCCTATTCCTGTCGTGAGGTAGCCGCCGTTCATGTAGTCCGGCACCGCAACCTCGACCTCACATTCGCCTTGACCCTCGCAGTGCTCGCACTCGAGTACGTCCTCCCAGATGCCCGGGAAGCGGCTTATCCTGATAATCGCAGCCATGTTCCTCCGACCAGCTTGCGAGCTCTCTCGATGGGCAGCAGCACACACCGAGCCCGCATCGCCGGGTCTCCCGTTTGTTGTGAGGACAGGCCCATGCTCTCGACCAGTCCCTGAATGAGTTTTGTTTTGATAATCCATGCCTCGTCCCCGACCCCGTGAACCCAGATGTCCGGGCAGGGGCCCTTTGGATGGATGCCCCGGGGCTTACCGCCGTCCCATGTCTGCAAGGCGAGCCGGCCGGTAGACTTGGCCATGGCGTCATACTTGCACTCGCCGGTCAGCGGCAGTGTCCCGTAGAAAGGCACCTCGATGTTGATGCGAAGGTCATACGTCCTGTCGTCAGGTTTCCACGCCATGTGGCCTTGGGACTTGAAGTACTCGACAACCCGGTGCTCGAAGCTCTCGCCCAAGGCTAGCTTCTCTGCCCAGTTGTGTACCTTTGGCTCCCGTAGCCTTTGGTGTTTGTACAACCTTGCCAAAATTTTTAGCCTTTGAGGCCCTGATAAATCTGGTTGTACGCCTCTTCGAGCTCGACATCCTCGGCCATCTTCTTACGGCCGCGCCGGATGCCGGCCCAGACTGTGGTGTGGTCCCGGTCGAGTGCCCGGCCGATTTGCACCAGTGACTGATAGGTCAGCTCATGTGCGAGGACGTAGATGATGTCCCGCCAGCGTGTAACGTCCCGGCGCCGGCGAGCGCTGACCAGCTCGGATGCTGGGACGCCTGACCAGTTGCTGACCGCCTCTACAATTTCGCGGACCGATACTGTGCCGGCGATATCTCGCAAATCTTCGTGCCGGGATACATAGCTTCTACGAGCTTCTTCTTTAGTCGGTAGACGTCCGTCTTGTATCCCTTGACGTCCTCCACCACTGTGCACCCAGCTTGGCCTTGCGGCCCCTCCAAAGAGGCGTCCAAATATCTGAAATCCGCTATATAGTCGCATATCTTTCTCCCATTTAACTCGCATCGAATGCGTGGATGTATTTCCAGATGGCTGATTTCCCCGGCCTCCAACCGTGGCTTGAGGGTGAACTTGTAGTGCTTGGCCTCCGCTTGGCTGTCGAATGTGTAGCCATCGAGCTCGACCTTCTTGTTCTTGAACTTGCTACGCGACACGGCCGGCAGCCTCCCGGGCCCGCTCGAGCTGCTCTGTGTCAGGCTCATGCATAGCCTCACGCAGTAAATGCTCGACCAAACTGGCCACAGAACGCCTCTCAGCCTTGGCTCGGACCTCCAACTGGGCCTTGAGCTGCTCGCTCACACGACAAAAAAGCACAACATTTTCAGACATTTGTAATTTTCCCTCAAAAAAGTACCGTCTGGGACTTGTACAGGTGATAGCACGGTGCTATCTAATCTGTATAGACGTACAAACCGCAAACGGTAGAGATAGGAGTAAAACAGATGTTTGTAACAGATGAAAAGATTGCAGAGGTGGCTGAAGATTTGTTGCCGCTCTTTGAGGTCGGTGACCTTCATAGCCGCACAAAGGTTGGCAAGATTGCCATACATGCAAAAGAAGCCCTGCAAGAACATGGGCTGCCAACAAGGTTCAGCCTTTGCTGTGTTGTCGCCAAGGTCGCGCTGACGACTTGGCAAGAACAAATTCTGAAAACAAAAAACGCGGCGGCCTGACGGCCCCGCCCCACAAGGGAGAACGACATGAACAAGCAAGAGCAGATTATCAAGTGGATTGAGGAAGACGCCGCAGACATCGGCGCTGTGGTTACCATTGAGCGGTCGATGTACGGCTCTGCATTTATCAATGTTGAGACTGACGATGCATTGATGTTCGTCACGGTCGGTCCACGGGGCGGATATAAATTCTTCTACAGCCGTGAGCCGCTTGGCACCGGCGACAGCCGTCAGCGCGGCATCAGGCAGTGGCTTGTTTGGGACTTCTT